GATGATGAAGATGTGGTTGATGCCAGAAGATATGGTCTTTTTAGGCAGTTATCAGGCAAGGTTTATAAGTCATTTACTCCTTCTGTCCATGTTGTGCGGTCAGCGCATTATTTCCCCGATGGGATACCGTTAAATTGGAAATTCGCTCGCGGGCTTGACCATCACGAATCTAATCCCTGGGCTATAGTCTGGATAGCTATTTCCCCTACTGATGAGATATTTGTTTGGGAAGATTACTCTGCAAAAACCAATAACGTAACTTACGACATAGCTCATAATATCGCGCTTCAAAGCCTTGATTATAAATATGCGCTTGATTTGATCGACCCAAATGCAGCAAAAAAACAGAACTCTACCAATCTATCAACGATAGATGACTTAAACCGATACTTTAAGGATTTCAAAAACAGAAATATAGGTTCTGGCGCTCATTGGCAGTCATGGGAAACTCATGGTACGCGAGGCCGCGAAGAGATGACTAAACGCATACTTAATTCTGTGCGAGTCGGGAAACCATTTAATAACAAAGTAGTAATAGATGGTGCAGCCAGATACTTGCCTACTATCTGGGTTACAGATAACTGTAAAAATACAATCGAAAGTATGAAGAATTGGAGATATGATGAATGGGGTTCAAGGGAAAGTGAAATGAAGAATGACCCAAAGGAAAGGCCTATGATGAAGTTCAGTCATTTTCCATTGGCTTTGGAATGTCTTTTGAAATCTCCGGTTGTAACTAAGGCGCACTTTGGTTCTTACGATTCTTCTTCGCCACAACCTAAACGATACGCAGCCAGGAGGTAGAATATGCCGATGTATAATTATGTTTGTGAGAAATGCAGTAAAATATTTGAAGTGATAGTTCCACTTGATAAGTCGGAAAAAAAAATATATTGTAAATATTGTAATTCAGTGTTAAAGAAACAACTAACACCTGTGTATTTTAAGGTAAAGTGAGGTCGAAATGAAAAAGAAAGACCTTAATAAATCAGAAGAATATCTTACCAACTACTTGTATGACCAATACAAGACCGCCAGAGTTAATCAAGAACCAGATGATGCTGATTTCTCTTCTACTATTGATATGCTTGAAAACAAGCGTATTGATAAAGATTATGAATGGCAGGCAAACGTATCTCTTCCTGAATATGCGTCTATTCATTTAACGGAAGCTGCACAATGGGTTCAGCAATATTTCCCTTCGAGAGACTTTGTGGAAGTCTATTTAAGTGGGAAAACGCCGAATGATAAACTCATGGCGCAGGCTGCCAAGGAATATCTCAACTCGATGCTTAATGTTAAGAGCTTGTATCATTATCAGAAATACGTTCGTGCAAGAAGCCTTAACTCTATAAGAGGCAGTGCCTATGTAGTTTGTTCATGGAAACAGGAATTAAGATCGATTACCAGAACTGAAAAACGACCAATGGTAACAAGTGTTGACGAGGAAGGTTATCCAGTTCAGGAACTTGTTGATACTCCTGTAGAAGATCAGATTCCTGTTGTTGATAGATTTGATTATGAAGTAGTTGACCCCCGGAACGTCTTTACTGACAATAAATATGTTTATTCAGTACAAGACAAGGAATGGGTGGCGGTTCGGTCTGAAATGTCATACGACGAATTAAAAGCCCTTGAAGTCGTCAATGGTTACATCAATCTTGACCTTCTTAAAGCTGACCCGACTGACGAAATAACAGATACTGCAAGAGATACCGACGAAAAGGCGAATGAACCAAAGGCAATGCCGATGTCAAAGATGTATGACATAGTGGAGTTCTTCAGAAGGATATGGGCAGTGGTAAAAGAAACCGACGAGTTTGGCAATCCGACAAGAATAGACTATGGCTATACTGATACCGGAAAGGTAAAGTCAAACGCTGAATTGGTAGAGGCTATTGTAACTATAGCTTATTCTGGTGAGAAAAAAGTAATTATAAGGCATCAGCCGACTCCATTTATAAGCTCGGTTGGGAAGCCCTATAGACCAATAATAAGGGCGTTGTGTTACATACACCCTACAAAGGACGTTGGCATCTCGGACGGTAAATATGGACGCGAGCTTCAATCACTCATAAATGATATGATAAACATGGGCATCGACCGTTCAAAATTGTCCATGATGCCAACGCTTAAAGTAAATAGAATGACGTGGGAAGATAATGATTCGCTATACTTTGAACCTGAACACGCTATGGTTGTTGAGAACATAAACGACCTTGCCGAGTTCAAGATAGACGGAAATATCGATCCTGCGATGAATATCGTTGCTATCGCAAGAAACAGCTTACAACAGTTGGAAGCGATCTACCCAACTACAATGGGCGACTTGCCGGGCAGGACTTCAACTACAGCTACAGCGGTAGCGGGTGCGGCGGAGAAAACCAATTTAAGAAGCTCTTATAAATCTCTTACGTTTGAATATACATTCCTGTCAGAGTTCTACTGGCAGATGCTTCAAATGGGGTATCAGTTCATGCACCCCGTAACGGCAATGAATATTCTTGGCGAGCTTGCCCCTTATTTCAGCCCAGAAGCTGATTATAATTATCAGCCGGTAACTTCTAACATCGAGCAGGAGAACTCAAAATACAGGAAGATACAGTTATACGACCAGCTAATAGGGAGACTGTCCGGCATGGCTGCGGTTATACCAGCGATAGTGCCCATTCTCACTTATATGATAAGTGAAGTAACAAAGCTTATGGGAGCCGAATATCAGAATGTTGGTGGGATGCTTGAGAACCTCGCAAAGGCAAAGCCGCAGCAAGGAGCAGGGCCGGGCAACCAGCAGGTTTCCGATATGTCAACACCAACGTCTAATCAAAGCGGAAATGAAATGTCATCTGGCGAAATGGAAGCAAGAAATAGCGCAAATCCGGGGATGATATGATAAAGATAAGTAATGACGAACAGATAAGCGAATATGTGAATAAGATCAGAAAAAGGGGCGTTAATACCTTAAAGGTCTTTGAAAACAGCATTGACTTTATGACTGCAATCAGAACACCGATTGGACAACAGTTATTGAAAGATATTATTCATATACACAATGAGTATTTTGAAAGAATGATTGCGGAAGATACAAAAGAATGGGAAAAGGGAGTATATCGCGAGCTTACGAGAATCATTGGTACATGGTCTGAACGAGTAGCGGTATATGCAAAAGGTGTTGAACAATACGAGAACGAAACAAAATAAAGGAGGTTTTAGAAAATGGCGGAAGAACTGGAACAAACCTTGGTGAGTGATGCTCCCTCTGTGGAAGAGGCAAGCAACGAATCCTCGTTTGTTGATTCTGAAGCAGCGAGCGTTGGTGATACCCCTGAACAGATTGAGCAGAAAGAGCGTTCAAAACTTGGACGGAGAGTAGCAAAGTTTGAAGAGGAATTTGGGGCAATAAAACAGAGTATGAGTCGGCTTGATAGAATTGAAGCCATGCTTGAAAATTTGGCGGAGATAAGGCAAGCACCGGCGAATCCAGAGGAAGAAGACCCAGATAGACTCTTGACCGTCCGTGAACTTCGTGAGCTACAGCAAAGGGAAGGCCTCGAAGCACAAAAGGCAAGGCAGAAGTATGAGAACGACTATATAAGAACCGTTAAAGGGCTTTATCGTGAAGACGCCGCTAACCATGCTCTTATAGAGGAAGAACTGCTTACCAATGTTGCCGAGTATCCTACCTGGTCTAACAGAAAGGACGCGAAAGCTGATGCTATTGCGAACTACTGGAAAGCGAGAGCGAAAGTCATGGAAGGGAAATTCAAGACTTCTGCACCGAATGTCAGAGGGGGCGCGAATGCACCGACCGGCGTTACTACATCAACAAGGCAAGCAGAGACTTCCGGGCCTACTGTTAAACTTGATGACGTAGCATCAAAATTCGCAAGGGCAATGCAAATGGACGACGATTATGTCCAGAATGTGTTAAGAAAGAAAGAGTAAATGGGAAATAGCCGATACATACAGACCATGAGAAGCAAAACACCGCGTCATAAACGGTCTGAAAGAGTACCGGGTTCGTTTGAAGATTCAGGCAAATGGATAAAGTGCTGGAATTGCGGGTTTACGATAAATCTTGATAGATTGAAAGCATCAAGTGGATCAGGAATAATTATTGAAGACGCTTATGCTTATTCAGATCCACCTACAATGATAAGTTTGGATACTGGCGCCGATCTACCGCTAATATTCCTTAAACCCAGTGGCACGCCTGAAACAGATTATTACACTCCACGGAAGTCATATTCCGTTGCCGGGTGTCCTTTTTGTGGATGTACTAATCTGCCTTAACTTTTGAAAGGAGATAAAATATGGCTGGATTTGAAGTAGTATATAGTCCTCATAAGCCTCTTTGGGTTCCTGTTGATACCACAGCAGGCGCTACTACGGTTTATAATGGGCAGTTGGTTGTTGCGGGTGCGATAGCATCTTGTTCAGGTGTTAAGGCATGGAATCCTGCGGGTGCTGGTGATACAACCGTCGATCAGGTTCCTTTTGGAGTAGTTGTTGGAACGGATGCCATGACGCCTGTTTTCAATTCTACCTATAAAGCAGAAAGCATTACGAGTGTAGTTACTCAATCCACGCAGGCATCCCGTAGTTACGTCAGTCATGAGGGGATGTGGTCTAAAGGCGACCCGGCGGCAATGGTGCAGGTTGCGGTATTAAGCCCGGAAGTTGTTCTCAAGGGGCGAATCTTTACCACGTCTTATGGCACTGCTATTGGTGTGGATGCGATTGCAACGGATAATGGGGATGGTCTTGCATTCACTTGTTCTGCATTGGATCATACACCGGTTGCCTATAATGCTACGGTTTTCGCACGGAATGGGTTGAACAAGGGTCTCTACAGGATAACCTATGATACATCTACTACGGTGAAAACGGTTAAAAACCCGTTCCCGTATGATTTCGTGGCCGGGGATTCGATTGTTGGAGTAAATGTTTCTGCTTTCGGGACGTGCAAGATGATGACTGATACGGCAGGTACTTTCATCAATAACGCAGCCGCGGTGGGTACAACTAACTATATTTGGATTGATGTTCTGGAGCTTAATCTTTCTGAAGCTGGCAATGAGTACGCAATCTTCAGGATTAATCCACTTCAGTTCCTCGCCCTCAGAGCATAAGGAGGTAACACATGGGAAATCCTTTAACATCATCTCAGTTTACTCGCCTGCTGGATGACAGGCTGCGGAAAGTATATGCCGATAACTTCAAAGAACTTCCGTCGATGGTCGACAAGCTCTTTGGCGTTATAAAATCGGATAAGGCATGGGAAGAGTTCTACGGTGTCGGTGCGCTTCCAGATATCCCGGCTTTTAGCGGGCAGTTGGAATACCTCAGTGTTGCGCCTCAGTTCTATACGCGCATTGAGCCTAAAGAACGCGCCGGTGCTATCGCCATTGAACGCAAGCTCATTGATGATGACCGTTATGGCGTGATTAAAAGTCGCCAGAATGGTCTTGTTGAGTCTATGCAGCGCGTTCGTGAGAAAGACGGTGCTAACGCCTTCGGGTACGCCTTCAGTTCTGCTTTTGAGTATATGACAAATGAAGAGGGAGTTTCTCTTTGTTCTACGGCTCATACTACCAAAAGCGGCGTATCGACGGCTACAGGTTTTAGCAATGCTGGTACGTCTGCACTTAGCAAGACATCTATCGCGGCAACCCGTATTCTTATGAAGCAGTTCAGGAATGAATCTGGTCAGAGGATTATGATTGAGCCGGATATGATTATTGTTCCTGATAATCTTTACGATACTGCTTGTGAGGCCGTTGGTTCCAGTGATGGCGGTGCGAAATCTATGCTTGATCCCGGCAATGCCAATAATACCATCAACGCCCAGTATGGCCGTTGGAAGGTGCTTGCCTATCCTCGTCTCGACGACATTGACACAAACAACTGGTTCGTCGTGGACAGCAAGAAGATGAAAGAGTATCTTCTTTGGATTGACCGTATCAGCCCGGAGATTTCTACCGAAACCGACTTCAATACCATGCTCATTAAGCAGGCTATCTATGCAAGGTGGGGTTGGGGTTTTAGTGATTGGCGTTTCTGCTATGGTCATGCGGTATCGTAGCAGGGTT